TCTCTGCCGCACAGAATCTTCGGCCATCAGTGTTTCAATCTGATCGTCTAATTCTTTTGAACCAGTACGTGCCTTGAAGTTGAATTGAGAAACATAGTCAAGGTGACGGCGAACCATCCAGCTTGCAAGAGATAGATTGCGTGTCAGGTCCGCAGCAGTAGACTGTAGCCTGTCATGCTTGTTGCCCCTCGTCCAATAGTCCTCTCTGTATACAGACGATGTACTCTGCTTACGCTTTCCCGCACCCTCAAGTGCGTCATAGCCAAACTTGGTTTCTGTACCACGTCCAAGCAATCTGTCTAACAGTTTCATGCGAGATATATTGTTGCAGTTGTTGGGCGGCGTTTACGGTATTGATCGAGCATAGTTCTTAGTCTATCTCGTTCCTTCCGCAATTCTGCTATTGATATAGTCACCGTGGTTCCATCAACCGAAGTTGAAGTTACTCCTGATTCGATCTTGATGTCGATCGCGGTGATTTTCGCTTTGAGGTTTTCTTCGGAGTACATGCTGCCGAGTTTACTTGACTTGTGGTATCTGAATCAAGTGTTAGTGTCCGCTGTGCGGAACTATCTTGTGGTGGAATCAATACCCTCTCAACTCTATTCTGACCGCACTCCAAACAAGCAGTACGTCTCAGCGATATTTTTTCGTAGTATTGACCGCGTATCACAACTGCTTTCAGTTCTCTCACATGATGGTATTTTGTTCTTGAACCAGATCCGCATTTGGGGCAAGTTGGTACCTCAACATCAATCTGCACATAGTTACTCATCATATCCCTACGAAGTTTGATGGTTTTCTTCGGTTACGTTTTGGTTTCTGTTTCCTAACTTGTTCACCGTCTACATCAATTCTGATTCCTTCAATTGATGCAAGTACAGAATTACCAACGAGGCAATCCCAGAAATCATTATTCATGTGGCCTGAGTGCTTCCACTCTATGACTTCATTGCCAGCTTTGCCTACGACCTGAATTGGGATTTCTGAAATCATATGCTCAGCAAACATTCGATGAACTGTAGGGGACTCATCAAATAGCAACATTGATTGATCTGATCCTGCACTAGCACTAAGTCTTTCAGCTGTAAATGTTTTCCACCAGTTTGTATCCACCATTAGTTCACGAACACCTCGTTCATTTTTGGGTGGTGGTTGCATTCGGCAATGAACACCCATTCTATGCTTCTTGTTATGCGTCCATTGATGCCAAGGCTTTCCATCTTTGCCAATGTATAATCCGAACTGAGGATGTACGCGACCCATATATTTTGTTTCTCGACAAAATCTTCTCACTACTCTTGTGTGGTATCCGCTACGTGCGTCCACTCCGCAGCGATCAAGAGTCATAATTGTTTTATCCTCTCTGTAATACTTGCGTTCAAATAACTGCGTTACAAGCTGTTCCAGTCCAAGATAAATTGCTTCATTCAAATTCTCTGTTTTACCTACATCCTGTAACGTATATTCGATCTGCTTCTTGGTGAAGTACAGACGCCTTTGATCAGGGTATGTTCCGTAGTCAATTACATGACCGCGTCCCTGCATCTCCCATGCAACCTGCGTATAGAACAGAACATTGTTTTGGACATCAATAAATGTTGTGATCTTCTCGCACTCACTTGGAATACGTCTACGCTTCACGTTGTTAGTCTTGCGTGCAATCTGCTCTGCACTTAATTCAAAAGGTGTTTCTTGTAGTGAGGCAAGAGGATCGTTTTGATACTCAGCATGAAACGCTGCTTCATCCCGAAACTTCAAGTTATACGCATGTTGCAATGCAGACACTTCGTTTGAGCTATAACGATGATCCCATCCCACTTGTGATCCTTCGTGCATTTCATCGTAATTGTCTTTGATGAATGATCTTGCAATGCTACCGTTTCCATCTGAACGCAATTCATCTTCCCATACTGTTCTATACCTGTCCCATAGTTCCTCATTGTTGGGCCACTTGTAAACCATCTTGCATGTCTCGCCCTGCCAAACAGGTGATACTTTTCGGTCCAGAAGTTGATCTGCCAAATCATTCTTGTAGATTACTGTGCAAGTACATAACGCACTGATAGCTGTATGTGGTCCAGCCATACCCAAAACATCACCCATCATTATCTCATGTCTCTTCTGACATTGCGAAGGTGATGATGCTGATTCTTTTGTTTGAGGGTCATCTACCAATACCAAGTCAGGTCGATGGATTACACCGTCAACTCCTGTCACCTGTTGACCCCTGATATTCCCAGTCAATCCGCAGCAGGACAAGATGGCCCCTGACGTAGAAACATTCGGGACATACCCAAATGCTATTTGACCACTAAGCCATTGGACGTTTGTTTTCTTGCCATTGAATCGTTGACCTATTGCCCGCTTTGCTTCACCTTCCAACGCTTGAAGGCAGTGTAGTTCTTGACGGTACAGTGTACTCAGAATCCCATTCGTTAGAATTTCAGTCTTGATACTCGTTAATAACTTTTGACCGAATGCTTCTGTAGCCGCTACTATGACTGCAAACTTTCGATGACCAGCAAGCAATGCCCATAACCCTGCTCTGACTACTATGGTTGTCTTGCCGCTGCCTCGTGGCATTGCTATCGCTTTCAACTCACCTTCACAACATGCAATCTGTATTTGCTCAATCAGCCGAAGGTGATCATCTGAGAAGGGCAACCCAAACGCATTTGGATAGCACGTTTGTAGATGATACAAAAGAGATTCATCTGATTTGTTTCGGACTAATGATTCTTCGTCAGTAAGATCATCAGGCAACGGAGAAGTATCTTGTAATGCAAGACGAGTCTTGCGGGCGTGCTTCGCTCTGGCTTGCGTCCCTGAATCCCGGTCACGGCTTTTTGTCCTCTGCTTTTCAGCGTCAGTCTTTTGTGTCGATGATTCCTGCATCAACTGTGAGATGATTTGTTGCTGTTCCGTTTCTGGATAGCTGATCAATAGCTTTTGCAATTCCAAGTCCGGCAGCGACATCAAGAAACCGATTTCCTCTTTGGTTAGAGTCCATTTCATATTGGTCGTCCTGTTGATTTTGTTGCTCTGCTGAAATCAATACACGACTAGCGGCGGCAATGTCTCTGTTACTGCTAGATGGATCTGCAACTACCCGTATCAATCTCTTGATCATTGCATCCCGATACTCTGATGGCATAGGCCAACGTTGCGACATAGCTCGATGAAATAAACGAATATCGGCTTTACTGGGATGCTCCGTTGTATCCAAGTTTTGACCAATGTGTTTTGAGATATTTCTTTATTCGGAGTTGATCAAATGGCTTTCGATCTTCAATGTCAGCATACCCGAATATCTTGCAATCATCCTTGTATAGTATGCCAACCCTCTTGGCTAATCTACTGTCGTAATAATCAAGGTATGACTTTCGCTTTTTGGTATCTGTTTGATTGTGATATGAATTATGTTTTTCCAACTTCAATTCAGGTATGCCCAACTGCTTTGTGACAACCTTCCAATCTGTTTTCAAACACTCATATCTCGTTATGTAATCAAACTCAGGTAGCAACCATCTCCACATGGGTTGCATAATTGTGTACTTGTTACTTTCAGGAATGAAGTTTCGTCCTTCATGGTTCTCAAGTCTTGTAACCAATTCTTCAAACGTGTTGCATTTATCGGCTATCCCTGCACCTCGTTGGTCTGACTGTTTGATTCGCCAGAATGATACCAGCCTGTCCCAAGGATTCCGACACCCGCCCCATTTGTAAAGCGAATGATACCAGTCCATCGAAAACAATTCACCTGCGATCATAGACCTGATGGGAATATGATTATGGCAAAGGTTTATTGTTTCCCTATCCCATGATTTGTCTGACTTGTCTGTACTGTAAAACTCAATCAACTGTCTGACGCGACCAAGCCTCAGATAGTTTTTGACGTTCCCCAATAGTTCTTGGTGCATTGACTCGGATGCGGTACGTCCAACCTTTGTAAACATAAACTGCCGACTAGCTGTTAGCTGTCTATTGTCATTTGTTTGTTTCATTTGATCCACTAGCCCAGCGGTATCAATGATCGGTTGTTTACTCATACAGGTAGCAGTCCCCTCAGATCGTCGTATGTTTCATATTCAGCAGTAGCGATCTCACGCCAAAGCGTGTCGTTTTGCTTTGCATACTCTGCTTCGATTTTCAGGTTCTTCCAAACATCACTTTGTCTTGAGTGACGTATTGTTGGTCCGTTCAAAGCGAAACAATGATTCTTTCGATACGCTTCACGTTGCCATAGCCAACCCATCCAAATATCATCGTACCGATTCACGTCGATAAACAAACACCAAGGCAACCATTGTTCAGGATGGAATGCTATGTTCATTCCACACAATGGAAAGTATTGCTGGAATATCGGCTCATGCTTGAACTCCATGTCTTGCCCTTCAAATGCAAGCTGTCTCGCGGCACAGTAGTCGCCTATCTCAGACCAGAATCCCATCGAACATGCTACCGGCAATGTCATGTTTTTGTTTTGGTTCAAGTATGGCGTTCCTCTCGACAATGGAAACGTCACCTCTTTGAACATCTTTACTTGCTGCGGTTCAAGTGCTTCCAGATGCGAAGCTGTAAGATCAGGAAGGGTTGGATGCTCTTTTGTAGGAAAACAATCATCGTCCAAAACAACAATCGTATCAGCACCCTGTGCTACAGCAGTCTTGATTCCTTCGTTCTTTGTCATGGCACACCCCTGCTTGTGCCGATCGTAAGTGAACACCATATAGTCAGTACCCCACGTCACCCCCCATGCTTCAGCAAACTTCTCCGCTTGTTTTTGATTGCCGTAGGGAACAACGATCTTGACATTGTTATCCATGCTCTTGTTCATACTCCTTGAGTATTCGTTTTACGTCATCGTGTTTGATTTCTTGAACGGTCATCATTTTCATTCCAAGTTCATCTATCTTCTCCATAGCATCGAAATCAATAGTTTTCTTTCGAATCAATTGAGTATCAAACTTGGTCCAATTGGATTTGATCTTGTGTTGTGGTCTACCAAACTTTCGTTCAGTAGTTACTACACCCGGCCATTGCCGTTCAAGATCACGCGACATTTTCAGTCGTCCGTCATCTGCATACACTGCTTGTTGACCACCTTCAACCTTTGATTCCTTACCACCATAGTTCGTGTCACACGTTTGCATGAAGAACGCGTTGAACATGATCGTGCAATATCCCGCCGCAATAACCTGCAAGGACATATCTGTATCTTCGTTGTATCTGTACCGCCATGTGTTCGGAAGTTTGTTCCACATACAAAAGCATGTGTAGCATCGCGTGTTCAAATAGAATGGCGGAACTGCTTGTTGCGGTCCAAGGAATCCAATATGGTTGAATGCACATAGGCCAACATTTTCATAACGCTCTATGAAATCTTCTACGGCACTTATTGCTATTGATGAATTGCATTGGATTCGCTCACGCTTATACATGCGGCCCATCATTCTTATGTCATCATCAAACTGCCAATGTCTTTCATGCCCTTCATCAATTGAATGCTGCTTGCAGAAGTTTCGAGCGTAAACCAACCCTTGATCATTTTCAGGAAGAACAACTAGCTTGTCTTTGCCGAGTGCTTTCGCATAGTTGTCAACCTCTTGTGGCTCAACTACAACCCGATAGGGTGTCTCGTATTTGTCAAACATGCGAGCAGTTTCACTTCGTCCATAACGTCCCTTGCTCGGAATGTATATCGGGTATCTTGGATGCTTTATCACTTCTTGTCCGCATCATCGAATGCTACTGACTTAGTATCTCGTGGTGTCTTTGGAGGATACCAGATGGCAGCAGTATTATTTTTGAACTCTGTTGCCTTGTCGATATCACACTTTTCTTTCAAGAATGCAACTCTCTCATCGAGTGTCTCAAACTTGATTAACAACTTAAAAGTGTCCTCAGCCTCGCTATCGTACTCAGGCATTCCCACCCACTCAGCGGCAGCGTTGAAATCTTCAACCTCTGTTCCTGTTCGTGTAACCATTACAAGATTGGCTAACACCTGATCATCGAAACCCGTGCCGAGAAGTCCGTGTTCATCTTCATCACGGATTTGCTTGAGCATATTGGTTAGCTCGCGATCATCGATGATACCGAGAGATGCTATTTCGTTATCACCCGTAAGTATCTTCAACGCTGCCGTCGACTCTGGCTCCAAGTCAACTTGCATGACTGGTACCTTTTCGATACCAAGTTCCTTCGCTGCTTGGACTACTCCATGCCCAGCGAGAATCACATTGCCTTTCGTCGATACAACATTTCGATAGAAACCGAACTGAGTGAGCGATTGCTTGATGTGATCCAATTGGTCAGTTGGATGTTCCCGGTAATTTCGTGGGTGAGACGTGAGCTTGTCAACACCAATCATTAAAACTTTCATCTAGTTCAACCCCATTCCCCAAATGCTTTCGCGTGACTTTGGAATCCTAAAACAAAGGAAGGACAGGTGTTCTCTCTTGGACTATCAGTCCTGAATGACCGATATAGTACCTACCTTCCCAAATGACCCTCTCAGAGCCTATTCAGGGGCCAACAGTCCCCAAATTAGCTGACTTCCCTCCGCCTTTGCCTAACCACGTCCAATTTGGGCTGAATTGCCCTATGGCTATCCTGTGGACTCGTGAAAGGGGGGGGCGATTAGCCTATTGTGACCCCTTTCAGCCCCCTGTCAACTCTGGTCAGAGCAGATCAGGGGTTGGTGTTCGCATAGCTCATAGCGACCGAACAAAATCCCTTGACAAGAGTACGAACAACACCGCTGCTATCAACGTGGCGTATGCCATATCGGTAGACATCGCTGCTGATGTCCTTCGTATCAGCGTGGGTCAATTCCAAATTGATGGTTGTTTGACTTGAATACGTTGGGCTGGCATTCAACCACTCAATACCACGATCATCAACGAGAGTGAAATACAGCGTGCCTGTCATTGGGCTGAACGTGTCTGATTCCCAAGACAATGCATAGCTACCCAAGTAATCATCACCAGCATTGAACGTGATGTCTCTTGTCGTATCACTATCATCGTCGACTTTCAACGTCCCTGTTAGCTCAATACCATTAGCACCATACCCAACACCTAACAATACCTGACTTGCTACAGGCAATTCCAACACACCCAAGCCAGCACCAACAGCAACTCCATCACGGACATCAGTCACAGCGGGTATGGTTGCCCCTGATGGTACGAATGTACCTTGCAATACATTTTGAGCATCACCGTAAACAGGTGCAGTCGCCAACACATCCGAGACTGCGGGGTATGTTGCACTGGCAAACAAAGCAAACGAATTTACAACAGCCATCTATTCACCTATGTAATTGTGACGGTCATCGTATCAGCCGCCTGATTTGTGTGAGTGTAAGCGGTATTCAACTTTGGAACGGTTAGCAATGCAGCAGCAGTTGCAGCAGCATCAGTTCCACGCATATCACTGTTCAATGTGCATGTGCCAACTAGCGTGACATTTGCAACAGTGTCAGCAGCAGGATCGAAGTTATTCAATGCTGCGATTGCTGTTCCATTTGAACTGATACCTGAATTGTCTGGAACGGTTGTGTTCGCACCGTCTGTTCCTCGCTGATCAGTGTTCGTGGTGCAGGTGGCAACCAGTGTGACGTTCGCTACCGAATCTGATGCGGGGTCAAAATCATTCAACGCTGAAACGGCCGAGGCTGTTGCAAGCGATGTTATGTCAGCTTTGAACGCATCTTCGTTGCTTCCTGATATGAAGTAAGCATAAATATCACTCGCTGTTGGTGCCGAACCACCTGACGGTGCATTCTCCAACGCGTTAGTCGTAAATTGATAAACAGCACCGTCAAGAACCAACGCTGTATTCAATTTGTCTAGTATTGCGTTGTTTGAATCAACTACACCATCGACAACTGCTAGGTTGGCGGCAGTTGCTGCTGAATCAGTACCACGCATATCCGAATTTGTCGTGCAAGTGGTAACAGTTGCAACAACATCCGATGCTGGATCAAAATTGTTCAATGCAGATACGGCTGATGACGTTGCCAGTGATGTTACATCTGCCATGAAATCAGAAGCAACATACGGATACGCTTGAACCATTGACCCAACGGCTGTTGCGAGGGTCATTGACGCAACCAGATGATCACAATTCGTCTCGCCCTGCGTCAGATCCAAACCCCAAACACCATTGCCAAAATGTGTTGCACTGTTCGATGATGCAGTTTGTGCCGCACCGTCTTTCGATAATACGATTGCTGGAGTACCAGAGGTGACGGGTGAACCATCTGCACTTGCAAGAGCCAAAAAACTAACTGATTGACCTGATATGTTTTTACGCATTGGTGAAACCCACCGGATTTGAAGTTTGAATGAAATAGGATTTGAAACTCGTGGGACCACCCGCAACATTTCTGCCGGATGAAACCCATGCAATGTCATCAGCAGTTAAAACACTCGACCATGATCGCACAGCATCAACCTGACCGCCAAACGGATACAACAGCGTTCCGGTTGGCCCACCGCCAATAGAACATTCCTGCAATGCACCAATCGTATACGGTGGATGCGGCCCTGACACACTTCCAGCCGGTAGAACACTCAACCCGCTGCCGTAGGTCACACGGGTTGAAATGGTTGACGCGATCTGAGTGCCGTCAATAAACATTTTCACTTTGTCCAATGATGCCTCACCACCATCCCACAAAACGCAGACGTGATACCACGTGTTTGAGGTATTTGCCGCACCACCTGCATAGAACAATTCCGCATCGCTACCACCTGATACCGTCTGTAGATAATAACCAGCGTAGAAATAAACACTTGTACCGCTTCGATACAACGACCATTGCCCTTTGTTGCTGCCATGATTGCAGGCGATGACCTGAATGCCGCTTGTACCATTGTGCCTGAACCATGCTGACACACTCATCGTTGCCGTGCCTGCCGTACTTGTCAGGGTGTCATCACCCCAAAACTGATCAGTGCCATTGAAATCAAATGCGTGCGTTCCTGTTGATCCTGTTTGGGTAACAATGCTTGCACTGTTTGCCGGGTAAACGTGCCGAGCATTTCCTGACACATCAATGCCGCCCTGATAGTTATCAGCGTTATGCCAAATGATTTCACCGTAGGTTGTTGGCATTTGTGCTGATGTAACCTCAATGTCAACAACAACCTCATCGAGTGTGTTTGAACTGCCCATCTGATCATCAAGGTAAAATTCCCACACGCCATCAATTGACGAAGGAAAACTACCCGATGCAATTGTCAGTGTGTCAGTCCTCACACCTGATCCAAACGGCAAAGAACCAGCCGTGAACATATAATGAGTTGAACCATCAGGATCATTAACATAGCACTCTGAGTGTTGCCAATCGTATGGTGCGTTCCATGTGATTTTCAGAACCACTGACGTAATATCACCGGCAGACTGCAACAGCGACACACCATCAACATCAACATCCTGTTGAATGTATGTTCCACTCGCACCCGTGTCGTTTTTGTACGTCAGTGTTTGTGTCATTTGTTATCTCTTTTCAATTCCTCAACTCTGCATCCCGCTTGTTTCGCAATGACTTCCCATAAATTGAGCCTATCAACTTCGCAATCATCCAATTTGCTCTCGACCCTCGTGAAATTGTTTTGAATGTGTCTATACAGAACAGCAACGACTGTCCCAAGAGTTGCCATCGCACCAAGCAACATAGAAACCATAGTAGGGTCGGCACTAGCTATCATCTGACTTAACTTTCACTCTGCGTATTACAATGTATTCGTCCGCGACCATTTGAGTCCCAGCAAGTTTTCCGAATCCATTCTGTTCGTATCGTGGTCCATATGAATTAACGAAATTCAATCGGTAACTGTTTAGGTCGAGTGGATTTCTTCGTTTGCGGTAACTAACACTCAAACCGAGAATAGCATGTCTCCACCATCTCAACGAGAATGTAACTGGTGCTGGGTCAGGTGAAATCAATGCTGATATTGCTTTGTCTACGCCTTGTCCAATATCTTCAAACTGAACAATGTTTGATCGCTTTGATGATTCCTTCACCGTTTCAAGCCTTGAATAACTCCTGCCCGATTTGTTATTCGGCCAAGTCGATGCCTCTGGTATTCCAAACTTCTGAACATACTCAACTGCTTCTGAGCAATACCCACCTTTGTTGCGATAGTTCTTGCCTTGTGCTGCTACTGCTGTTGCTGATAACTCTGATACAGGATCATTGATTCCCTGAAACGCATAACGGTTCATAACTCCCGCAACAATTGCGAACATCCAACAATACTTCCAAGTCGTCTGATTGAGGATAGGAACATCATTGAATTTATGAACGTCAAGCGGTGAAGATTGGTTTTTTTGCTGTGCTGAAATCAAATCAGGCCAATCAGACCGATCATAAACTTCACCCTGATACGTTGGTGAGCAGTATCCGACAGGATGCTTTTCATAGTCTCGCGACACATACCCATGATCCATCATTTCAATGACTCCAACTTCTTCAACAAGTCGTCATTGATTGGAATGATTTTCACCTGTCCATCAATTGATGTTATGGCACATGGCTGCTTGCCCTTCGTTAGTTCAAACAATCGTCTTATGTCCGGCTCGGCCAATGTCAAATCATCACCCTCACGATACCGACGAATCTCAACATTGTTTTCCTTCGCCCATTCATCAATCTTCATGCTGGATCCAACGCCAACAGGCGGGACTATCAACACAGTATCTTTCGACACAGGATCAATGATAACTGTCGGTTCATTTCTGGCATTCACAACGAACAAAACCACAACGACCAAACAAATGATCCACAGTATTGATTTTGGTTGGCTACTTCGTTGTTTCGTTATGTCAATCGCCATTGCTAGTTGACTCCAACTTAGTCAATCTTGTAGCAATGTCTGTCAAGACTCTATTCAGTTCACTGGTATCAATCTCAGACGTTGTTACTGATGCGTCACCAGTAGTCGTAAAACTTTTCATTTGTCCTATCAAACCAACAATCAGTGGTTGGAATATACCGATAGCAACAAGACCGACCATTTGAACAGCCGATACTGCGGCTGATATGAACATTGCAACAAGATCCAAACTTTCAACTGACCCATCATTCGATTCAACGGCAAGGTATCCATCAATCCATCCCTCTTGCCATAAGCGAAATGATAGAAATATCACCACGCAACCAGCGAGGAACTGGAATGTTTTGTTGTTAATCATTTTCGACCCCAAATACGAACACGAAACGAACCATATCGACTGTGAGCTACAGCATCACCAAGTAATGATCGACTGTTATCATCCTGTGACCCTGACCTACCAGAAGGGCGGCAAGTGCCAATTGTTTTCTTGGCTACATTAGAATTGCTACGCCACCCAACCCCTTCAAAGTTTGCACCCTTAATCGACCATTGATTACCGGCAGATTTTGGTGGATGACCCTTGCGATTATTACGAGCCATATAGTTAGCTCGCTTTTGTGCAATGTCCTGTCCACGCAAAATCTTTGCATCAGGCAATTGAACAGCATCAACGACATAAATGATTCGTGAAACTACAGGACTGTCAGCGACTGTTCCACTTGAATTTGCGAAAAGAAAAACAAATGCAATCGCTGACAGCAAAGCAAGATCACGCATCACTTGCTACAACCGAGAGTCACAGAAACATCCCGCCTGTATGAACGTGATCGTAGTCGTTTCAAAAAACTACGAACTGGTTGATTCGGCCGAGAAACTACCCGGCTCAAAACTCCCTGTACTCCACATCCATTTGGTCCACAGACTGCTTCTGCAATGCTACCACGCTGAACTGTTACCGTTCTTGTGCGAACTGCATTAACAGCTACTGGTTCTTCAATAACTAAAACTTCATCGGCTGTATTGAAGTCACCTGCTGTTGTCGGGCCTGTATCAATCATTGACACAATTAACAACCCAGCAACTAACAAACATAAAGTTGAAAAACGCATACGATCCCTCGTTGTTTGAGCAGAGCGGTCGCACCAAGGGTGGGGCTACAGTTGGCACGACCGTCTGCCTGTTTTTTTACGCCCCACCTCAAACGTAGTGTGACTGTTTTTCATTTCAGTTTCAAGGAACATTGACCGCAGGGCGGAACTATGTATACGAAAAAAACGCCCCGCAACGAATGCTGCGGGGCGTTTCAATTGAAAGTAGATGGATTCGACCAAATACATATCGTTGTTGATGCTGATTTTCGTTTTCCATCATCGGAAACCACTATCGCTTGGCGTCCAACGCATTGTTGAATGTACTCAGGGCTATCATCCTTGAACCACCCACATTCAACTAGGGAATCAATCAATTGCTTTGCTGATCCTCGGAGAATTGAATCGCAATCCCAAAATCTTTGTCTCGGACCGAGGTTGCGTATGATTTCAACAGACACAGGACGTTGGAATGGTTTTCGTTCGTATCCATGCTGCCTTAAACACTTTTCAATACGCTTGCGTTCAGAGGCAGCAACCTGCCACGCTCTTTGCTGACCAGCGTTGTAGTTTTTCAGCTTATATGGAATTGTTCTCTCGTATAACTTTGTCATGTCTTGCCCAGTCAGGTAGTTCACCACCTCGATCATAGTCACGGATCTGATTGAATTTTTCGTCGTGTTCTTCTTGAGTCAGTTGTTTATCTCTTAACATCCTACCAAGTTCAATTGAATACCAACCGTACAATCCATCATCCCGTACAGACTTCATAATGGCTCCTGCGTTCTTCTTGTTATGATACTTTTGAAACTGCTCAAGCCTGCGTTGTTCCTCGCTGGTTCGTCGTCTTGTCTCTTTGATTATCTCTCTGCATAATCTGTCGCTTGGATCAGGCATGTCGATACTTCCGCTTGCGTATTCATCACAAACATTACAGAAATGATCTACGTTCAGAGATGCTTCAACGATTGTTTTCGTCCAAACTGTTCCGAACTTCTGATTGCTTCCATCCTTTACTGGCTTTGCCATAAGACCTGCTAGTGTTGGATAAAACTTTGATATTGAATACAGTTCTCTACGAGCAACATCAATTGTTACCTTGGTCATTTTCATTCTCCGGTTTTATTGAAACTTCATCATCACAACAACAGTCTGAGACCCAACGCCAATCTGAATGCGTAGCAACTGACCCCCAAAATTCGGTCGTTCCTATTCCGCAATCTTCCAAAATCAGATCGCATGGTTCATTGCAGGTATCGCAAACGTAATCACCTGCGGGTTTGTCATCATCAGGCTTTGAATCAAACATCGTCAAACACCCCCAACCAATAGTCTGGTTTTGTCCAAGGGTAAGGATACCCATTCTTCTCGGTGTTTGCTTTTCTTGCCCGCAGCATCAGCGATAGTTTTTCCCAACCAATCGAAACCGTGAATTCATATTTCGCACGGGTGTTGACGTCAGTTGGATTCTTTACTGTTGGGTGTTTAGCAAACCAGCGTGCGTATAACTGTTTTGCAATCCTCAAATCTTTGGGGTCAGTCATTATTTCACTCCTATGAATCGTGGAGATGAATTATCGCTAACAACCCAATGACCACCGATGTTTTTCTTCCGCAAGATGATCAATGTTCGATCAGGATAGGGTGATTGATTTCTCAATTTCGTTGCGAACATCATTACGGCTGTTATCTCATCCGGTGCGTTGAATGTTTCACAGGACTCAGGGCCATAACCAAACTCTCTCAATGAAAATTGTTTAGGTGGACTGAAATTAAGATGATCTTCTGGACGAACACTACTATTGCGGTTCATCTTTACATAGGGCGTCTTGTGACGCTTCCAAGCAGTTGACATTGTTTACTCCGGTTTTGAAAACTTGAAACAGAAAACCAATACCCCTTTCCCCAAAGGGGGATGGGGTAGTTAGTTTTGTTAAGAACAGATCACAGTGTGTAGAAATTCCCTACGGTCCAGCTTGCTTTGAAGAACAAAGCGGGTCACACTCGAAAGTCCACTCCCACTCAAACAGTTTGAGATTGGTGCTGCTATTCTTTGGCGAGAAGATACGGAAGGGGGATGCCCCTTGCGGCCGGGCGGCAGTCAGACGCCCGCGGATGCTGCTATTTATGTCGGCAGCGAGACAAACAAAACTCAAATTCGACCCCTCCGGTTATCAGCCGGTGACTACAGGGGACGAATTTGAATCTTGGTTCTCAAAAGATATTACAGATACGCTTTGTGTAAACACCCCCCAACCCTTTGCTCATATCCCCCGTTCCCCTCTCTCATATCCCCCGTTCCCCTCTCGGGAGTGGAGTCCCTGTAGGCCCATAGAGCAAATAAGCCTGACACATGGCTAACCACGCACGTGAATAATCCCGATTGATTTCAGGTGCCATCTAGGGGGCAGGATAGGGTCTGGGGGGTATCCGAGAGACACCTAAAGAAAAGCACCCCCTGAGCATTTACTCTCAAGGGGTGCTACCAAGCTATGTAGGAATCACTCGTCAGATGTCACCGGAGAAGTGTCTGACGCATCATCCTCTGCCTGATGAGACTCAGTAAGCATAGCCCTGAAAGAGGTAGAGTCAACTGTCATCGGCTTTGGCTTTGCGAATGATGGAGTATCATCATCGCTTTGAATGCTACGGCCAATGTGCGGTTCAAATGGAATCCATTTTGCCGCTCTCCTGAACACAGTTTTCTTGCCCATCTCAATGTAATGATCACGCCACGGACCACTGTCACCACCTCTGGACTTACTCCGTACCCTCTGTACTTCATCATTACTCATCATCTCGTATCGGGTGCTTACTTCATTTGGGTTAGACCCTTCAACCTTGCAGTAGAATGCAAGAATGTCACCTGAATCTTCACCGATGAGATAATGCGGGACATGAGTGATAACTTCATGGCCGTTGTAGTGAAACGAATCACCTTCATAAACTACTCTTGCCTGAACTGTGAAACCTGCCCTTCCAGCAAGTAGAACAAGACCCTTGTAATCAACGATCAACTGCACCTCGCGGCACTGACGTCTACTATTGAAGAACGGAATGAGATGGGCATGAGTTCCATCTGGCTCTAATCCCATTTCACTCAGCATCATCATTGACTTGAAAAACGTTGCTTGGTCAACATCAGGCTTTGCAAGATCAGGCGTCCTTGTAATTGCAGTCAATGCAACTGCGACCATGCGTTCAGAAGTCAAGTGATTCGGTAGCACCGCGTCAATCCTACTTCTGAAAGCATCACTCATTAAATTTTGCTTCAAACTTAGTTGCTTCGTAGTCATATCAAATCTCCAGTGTCAAAAGGTTATTGTTATTTTCATCTGTCCAGTCATCAGTACGCTTGCGTTGGTAAAGCTCGGTCACGAGTAATCCCCACCGATCTTTCAAAGTTTCAATGCTGTTAACATCTACTCTGTAACAAAGCACTCTGTGTGGTGGCTTGGTTTCAACGAACAGAAATATGAAATCAAACCAATCTTCAAATTCTATTTCAGCACCGGTCAGGTAGTGTGCCGCTTGCAGTCCGTAACTAAAGTTTCGAACAGCTTGATAGACTTTCGATGGAGTACACTCTTGACAAGTTTTAATGTCTGCAACAATGTGTGCAGACGGAATGATCTTGTCAGGACGAAACTTGCAAGGTATGTCATTCCATCTGAAACGATAGGAACATTCAACTGGGCCTGATTCAGTCAAAATTGATTCTGCAATCTTATGCTCATACAAAGCATTCGTGCAGTCCAAAGCAGTATCCCATTCTGACTGCATAACAACCTTCTTGGTTTTGTCAGAATCGTTGAACCATTCCTTGTATGCTTTTGTTCTTCGATCTTTGATAGGGCAAATCACATATTCATCGCTCACTATATCTGGCTCAAGCGATAGTCCATGAACAAGTGATCCCAACGCAAACGATTTTGAATATGCTTTGTTACCTCTGATGTACCTGTATTCATACATGGATGCACCCTGATCAAAGCATTTGATTTCAGACGATGAAATATATCCTCTGTCCATGTGGTAGTCATCGATCGTTTCATTTTCATTCGTTGTCATTTTCATTCTCCGGTACATAGTAAATTGAAACACATCCTGCGGACTTCTCAAATTGAAATCCAAGCCTACTCAAACAATGATCAAACCCAATAACAGCTTGATCAAGTCTCACTACAAGTCTCAGCGGTATGCTCTTGGACGATATACATCTTGCAATTTGTTTCACTTGTCCAACCAACGCCCTTGCAACACCTCGTCGCCAACATGAAGGATGTGTAGCTAACCTAGTGATGAGGCAGTATTCATTTTCATCGTCATCGACTCCTAATGAATACATGATGTACCCAAGAACATTATCCTTGGAATCCTTGTATATCAAAACAGTATTGCTCGACTCTTCAGACCCTTCACAACCGAAAAAGTTTTTCAAGCATGAATCTTGAGCCAGATATTCAATCTCCATTATTTCAGATAGATGAATTGACTCTGCTTGGATTATTTTATATCTCATCAGCCTTGCTCCTTGGGTACTACTGGCCTACCAACTTGAATGTCCTCTTGTACTGAGTAACTGTTATCAACATTTACGAGCGTGTACGACAACGTGTCCCGTATGTACTTGGACACTGTGACTCCTGTAGCAGACGATTGCTTGCGTAACGCAGTTTGCATATTCTCTGTGATTGTGATTTTGATTCTTACGGAGTTTGTCATTGTAATTTTCCATTGTTGGTCCTATGTAGGTTGTCTCATCAATACGCAGCACCAGCTACGCAGACAGCACGCTTGAACGTGCTGTTTCGCTTCACATAGGTTTCAGTCCACTACACACTCAACATTGAGTTGTCGAAAGCGTAGTCCCATGCCTTGTCTGACTCACGATCAGCAACACCGAGGAATGATTTTTCAACCTCTGACAATTTGTTACCATCTTTCGTCTTACGTTTGTCATGCTGCACCCATCCAGTGACACTATTCACCAGTTCCCACAGATTGCAGCGAACAACATCATTCGATGGTTCCAATAGTTGATCCCGTTCCTTCAACAACCTTGCCATCATCGACTCAAGTTTGGTCTTGTGTCGATTGTGCTTGGCTACTGTATCTGCCTCAGACGGAGCGGGGTACAAAGCCGAGTAGAAATCAGCAGCACGTACCTTCGTCTCTTTGAGGTTGTTAGCCACTTCCATAATCGAATCAAACCGCGTTGCGAGTGACCGCCATTGCTGTACGGTATCGTCGAAGTTTTCTCGGAAGTTACCAACGTGCCTGAGATGGACAGTCGTATGTTCAACCCTTCTCATCATCTGCATGTTTGAACAAGCATCGCGATACATACCACACTGAGCCGTGAATGAACCACCGTAGTTAGCATTGATAATGAACTTGGGCCACATGGTATCAAGTTCATTTGAACACAATGCTTTTCGATACGACTTTGTAGGCTGAACAGCTACTCTATGACCCCTGTGAGGTTTGAAGAAACAACTGATCTGGACATCCTCAAGCCCCAAGTCAAGTCCAGCCGCGACTGTCTCAGCCAACATTGATACATCCTCTTTGGTATGTGGTATGTATCCCTTCTTGACTGTGGGTGACATCCAATCATCACGACCCTCAGCATCATCGAAACATAATCCATAGTGCGGACTAGGCATGTTGTCCGGTCCTGCCAACGGCACTTTGATAACTTCCCTCGTGAATGTCTCGTCAATAGTTGCTCTAACAGCAAGCTGAACGTCACTCATGGTTTTCGTAGTCATAACTCTGTCTCCGTGTAAAGGTGTTGCCCTGTCTCATCAGCACAAGTTGGGCGTGATCTTGTGGACGCTGATCTTGCGACCAGCGTTTCGACTATGTGACTGTTACGGTATTCATACACGTTTGTAAAACGTGGTCGTAATCGCCGCTCATTACTTCTGACATGAATTTGTCGCGATCATCTTTAGAAACGTTAGCACGCTTGAGTGCCTTCATTACTTTTCCGATGATTGCAAACGCGTTTCCGTCAGTGCCAGTTAACTGGACTTTGATTTCTGGGAATAGAATGCTCATTCTGTAACTCCTGTGATAATTTGTTCCATCTGACTTTCCTTCAAGTAGAATCGGTCACCGTTAATGTTAATGAAGTGTGATGCAGAATTTGAGAAGCATAAAACCCAAACTCGACGCCATGTTTTACGACCATCAACCACGATCATCCAATGCGTTGCTGATCCTTTGACGGACGTATAACCGTACTGGGTCATTCCTGCCCTTGGATTTGGTGGACGTGAAATCCTTGTATCAAGAATTGGCTTTGAAAGATATTCAACTTTTGCTGTAGTCATCTTTGTTCTCCGGTGTTGGTGGTGTTAGATATTACAGAATGGTAAGTAGCGGGTCGCTTGCAAGATCAATCTCTGCTTTCTTGTCCTGAGCGTCCAACGCTAACTTGACGTCATCATCTTCATCTTCAAAATCTTCAACCTCCAAAGTGGCAGCAAGTACCTTGAGGCATTTCGATAGTTTCTTGTTCAACATATCTGATATGCATTCTCTTGCAGACTCGTTCATGCTTTCGGATAGGTCTGAGAAGTCGAAGGCGTCAACACATTTTTGGATTGCTTCATCAATTGGATCCTCACTTGAATCAATCAACAGATCCTTGAACACTTTGCTTGACAGAAAATCTCCGATATGCGTGGACCAATCAGTGTCGCTGATTCGTTCTTCAATATCGGATTCAATGTCATAATCTTGAATTGCAATCCTTATATCTTCTGTACTGTCATAGTTGTTCATTGCCTCCTGACACTGTTCGTCCCAATCAATGCGGTCAAGAGCCTCTTCAATGTGGTGTTCGAATTCCACATTGTCCATCTGAACACTGACAGCCTCTTCAATGTTGATGTCGTATTCCTCAACCACCTTTTCACATTTCTCGATGCTGTGTTCAAGGATCTGATGTTTCTTCCAAAGTTTTGTTTGACCCTTTGACTCATCAGCAAGATCAGCAGTCAGAATGAATCGGATGTTTCTAGCGATACGCTTCACGTTTGTAACAATCTTCATTTCATCTCTCCGGTAAAAGTAAATGGCTTGTCTCATCAGAGGACAGGTAGCCATCCTGCCCTGACGCCCGAAGGCGTTTCGACTTGCGTGGTGCTATGCACCGTTTGACCAATGAAGACTTTGTTGAACGCAGATGTAGTTGGTTGCATCGTAGTCCGTGTAATGTTCTTCGCTATCGAGAGGAACATACTTCAAACGCTTGTTCTGTTCATTGCATAATGCTTTAGCACACTTGATTGCTTCCTTTCGTGTGCCGAATATCGTACACCACTCAAAGTATTCTTTCGTTTCGCCTCGCGAGTCGCCGGAATAGTTGACCACGTAGATCATAACTCTGTCTCCTGTAGTTTTGTTGTTGTTGTTACTTGCTGCTTTTAATATCCGCTATCAGTCGTCTATCGTGATTACATACCAACTCGTCGCGACTACGGTTTGCCGAGGCGTTGTTTTCTCAACAGGATGCCTGTTGTTTCGGACGTGAATCTTCGTGCCACGTTTCACTTCACTCAAATCATTACCACGCGAGGCGTCACCAGCCATCAAGATGTACTTCTCGCCGCAGTTTGATTCCACTGTGATAGCACAACCGTTCTTCTGCCATTCTCGTACAGTGAAGCGAGCGATCAAAACTCCGTACCTCGGTAATTGTTTCTTACTCATAACTCTGTCTCCGGTGTTGTTGTTGTAACTGTCTGCTTTTAATATCCGCACTTCAAAAGGTTGTCGGTTCACACTTGTTGTAGTCAGCAACGCGAGCGTCGATACTGGCTTGCGTTGCATTCTGGCAAGTGAGAATCGCGTACTTCGCTTTATGACCATTCATCTTGTTGGTGTACTTCACGTCGGCTAATTCGTCCCGAACGTTGTTTCGGTCATAACAACCAAACTCCATGCCAAACGCTTCGTCTTCAAATTCCTTCACTACCAAGACGTAATACTTACTCATAATTCTGTCTCCGTTGTTGTTGTTGTTGTTTACTCAAACGCTCCGCTTATCTTCCAACCACTTACTCGCTCGTACCTTGCAGCACTTCACGCACAGGTGAACCGATGCCTCGTCCATCCAACTTTTGCCGCCGAAGTTCTTGCCCGTGTGAATGCAGATTTCCAATCCGCAGTCTTTGCATTGATTCCTGTCGTTGACTTTCTTGCTTTTGCATGTTCTACACTTCATAACTGTTCTCCGGTGTTGTTGTTGTTGTAAAGGATGTAATGGCTAGTTGCACTCGGTGGGATTACCAAATTCGGCTTTCACGAATGAGAATGTAAGTCTCAGTTTTGCGTGATACTTCTCTGCTCCCTTGCGGGTAGCCCATGTCTTTGCCTCACTCTTGTTCTCGGTCCACTGTATTCCGTGACGCTTGCTAACACCTCTCAAGTACTGGTCTGTAGTATGCGATGGGCAGAAAGTGAATTTGATATAGAATCTCATCTTCGTTCTCCGGTGTGAATGTGAATTGAATTGTGATTACTTGACTGGGACCATGATGCAGTAGCGTGACTTTTCACCATGTACCCAACCCGTTTTTGTGTTGACCGTGAAGCGTCCCTTCATTCCTTTGAATGATACATGGAACTTCTCTGGTGTCCCGTTAGACCATTCACTAACCTTTGTTACTGTCTTGGTCGTTACCTTGTAAGCAGCGACTGAGTTGGAATGCAGTACGGGATGTCTTTCAAGAGTTAGCTTGTCTCCAACCTTGATAGGCTTAATCTCTACCACCTCTTCATCTTTGTCGTCTTGACTTTCTTCACGCGATAGTTCCTCACCGAATGCTTCAAGGTGAAGCGAAAGATCATCGATGAACTCTTGCTGTGCTTGATACTTGCCATCACCCCAGTGATGTATTTCGTTCTCGCTGATTTCTTCTCCCATGCACATCGAACCTTCAAGCAGCAAATCATGTATCGTCAATATGTCTTTAGCCATTTCAGCTTTGGTGTCCGCTCCTGCGATTATCGCTGCTGCGATTGCTCTTGCTACGCCCTTGGATGTATAAGTCATCATCTTTGTTCTCCGGTGTTGTTGTTGTTGTTGGATTAGAGATTTGCGTCTTTGACTGCATCGTTGATCTCGTCGGCCATCCATGTTTTCCACTGGTAAATCGTTCCGTGGTTCAAGTGACAAACGCCAATCGACTGAATGTCCAGCCGCCAGTCATCCGCACAAAAGTAAAAGTAGCCATTGCCTTTGACGAGTTCGATCTTTCCAAGGTGCGGAAAAGTATCAGCGATCCATTTATTTAACTTTTGCATCATCGTTCTATTCCTCGTTGTTGTTGTTGTTGTTGTTACGTTGTTCGTTCTTATACCTTAGTTCCACTCATCAACTGTGTCGTCAAGCCGTTGAACGTCATTGGCTTGAAAATCAATTGCCATTTACTTCCACACTTGCGGCATGTCCTTTTGCAAACGGTAGTTGCGACTCTGTCTACCGTTACTTTTTCAAACTTTCGGCCACAACTGCATTGGCCGTTTATTCTTGAACGTGTAGTATCTTTCATCATTGTTCTCCGGGGTTGGTGTTGGTGTTGTTAAAAGTGATTGTGTTAGTTGAGGTGGTTGAGGTCAGTGACGCCGCAGTATGCTGCGAGTTCTACATTGCGTATCGTTTCGATAGTCGCGATGATCTCGTCTGCGATGTCGTGCAGTTCGAAGTTGATTGCGAGAGCAAGTAGGCTACCCCTGTTGCTTGCTTCCTTCGTCTTGGCTTCCCACTGTTCTCCTTTCATAACTATGTCGCCTGTCCACTTCGTGTAGCCAGTGTGATAGCGAACCTTCTCACAATTTGCGTATGCTTCTGCATGTCCTTCGTAGTGTGAGTCGCACTTCCATGAACTCAGCTTGATTGTGGTGCCGGTTGCTTTTTCGATTTGTCGTTTGACTTTTGAATTCGTCATTGTGTTTCCTGTTATCGGTTTCGAGGTATCTCATCAGGCATGGCTACCAGTGCCATGCGACCGACCGCGTTCGCTCGCGAGAGGACTTGTCTCTCGAAAGTTACTGACTAGGTCAGGGTGTTGCGTTTGGTTTGGCTCGAACTGAGCATAGCCTTCGTTAACCTTCGACTGAATCATTTGAATCTCTGACTCGTTCTTCAAACAGTAAGCGGCTTCGCGGCTTGTGTTTGTTGTTCGTAGTTCAGAGGAACTCAAATCGAGGAACGTTCCTTGGCTACCCGCCTCACTTGCGATTGCAAATGTTTATCCGGCGGTCGGTCGGGGCTCGTAAGACTTACCCGCAACACGTTAATGTTTATGATCGACTGTCCGCAACAAACATCCCCGCACCAGAAGGAACTAGATGAAGTTTTGGTTTTGGCTCGTGGACTTTTCATCCCCTGACTCTGATTGAGATACTTCTGAAAGGCTATGCGTTTCGAAGTAGCTCGCTCTCGTAGTTCAGGGGGTTACTTCCCCCGCGAGTTGGTCGATCCCCGGACGGCTCAGATCACTGCCGGGTGCGTTAGATAGATTGAGAAAGATCAGTTAGTGAAGGTAGCTAACCTTCACCTAAACCAGTAGACAGTAAAGAGGGGTCTAGTTCCATCCCAATCTGCCCCCTAGTAAAAGATTTCTAGGGGTCTGCTTATTGACCTGAATGGACACCCATCCAGAGCAAGCTATCTGAGGAAAGTTTTTTTAGAGAATCTTTTCAGAATCTAGACTTCAAGCCTGTTTCCATACAAAAGCCACAGGGGGGTTGGCTGAAAGATAGGTCAGCGAGAAGGTCAGAATACGACTTCAAGATTGTCGTATTTGAGACGTTGCTTTTTTGATCATTGCTCGAATGAACATTCGCAAGATGAAGTCTGGTATCAATCTCAGACCGAAACGAAGATGACGTTTCTGGTTTATGAAATGATCGATGTAGTATTGAATATGTAGTTCAATCTGATCAGGCATTGATGCGTTCAATTCCTGTTTCACTTTCTTACAGTCACATTCAATATCGTGATCCTTTTGGATCCACTCAGGAATCCATTTAGCAATCAAATCTCCAACGCCCAATCTACTCATGGATCACACGCGAGAGTGTTAATGACCACCTCGTCCCATGAACCAGTCCCCGAAGGATTGGTGGGAACGATGCAAGGCGAGTTGTTACCGTACTCATTAACGCATGGCGAACCGCTTGTGACACAACCGAGAACAGTCGGAAGTGTGCAACCATCAAATGTGGCAGTGTCCCAATCGAGAACCAACTCGTGACTGGTCGAGCATGTTGCAGATGATTGCATACAAACCTCTGCGACACGTATTGCTGTCAGTGTTCCGCCGGCAGGCACATTCGTAAAGGTGACAGTCAATTTCGCACAACAATCACTACCTGATGTTGGGTTCGCCCAAACTGCTGTGGCAATATCTGCACCCCCTGCAAAACCGCTTGTCGCTGCCGCAGCATCCCACGATATGTTGTCCAGATCAAATTTGATGCCGTAACCAATGTTGCATTCGTAACACTCGAAACACAATTCGGGGCATGGACCCTCAACCCAATCACCACTAATTGCATCGCATTCACTTAACGTCATTCCCGGCGTGTATGTTCCCGGTGGGTATTGGCAACAACCAGTTGGCTCGCATGGATCACAAACATCGAAACACGGCAGGTCAGGACCAGTTTCAGTTTTGCAAACATAGATCACTGTCGAGTTGAGGCAAACCGCAGTAGGGTCCGCAGGATCAATCGTGTATCCGGTGACAACTGCAATGGATTCGGTTGCTAGTGCGAGCGTGACGGTAGTTTCATCCGGTGTGCATTCGGATGGTTTAATACCGAACATCGGTATCTCGTGAATTTTGTTGTACTCAATCTCGCAACCAGCAACCGTGATCGGATCATCGGTGGTTCCAATCTTTCCAACGATAGTCACATCAACAGGTGATCCGTACAACGCTGAATTTGTCATCACAACATTATAAAACTGCTCATTCGGATCCCAAAACGCCCAACCCTTTTCGCCTACGATCAAGCATCCCGTAACCATGCCGGGTGCGGTTCGTATTTTTGTATTCAAAGGAATCGCAGGAGGGAAATACAATACCGGGCTATCACCTTCCGCAAATTCGCTATCGTATTCCCATTTCGGATCGGTGTCTTGCAAGTATTTAACTCGGATCCATCTAGCCAGTGGTTTTTGAACATCCGTGATAACCCATTCATCAGGTATTCCAGTCATGCCGGCATACGGTGTCAAATCATTACATGAATCCTCCGCACGCTGCGGCCATGTTGTTTTCTCAATGATGCACCATGAACCGCTTATTGCCGAAAATCGGTGCGGGTTCGTTACATTCTCAACTTTGTAAGTGTACGGGATTGACCCACCACCTGAATCACTCCACGATTCGCAATAATCAACATCGGGCCAACGTGACTGCACCGCATTCAGATTGCTGAAATACAATGTCAGGCTCGGCTCCGGTGGCACCGTCTGACCAGTTGGCTGTTGGTGTGGTCCACCGCTGGCATCGTCAACGTAAACCCACACCCTCATTTTCTCGATGGTCTGCGTACACTGTTCAACTTCCCATCGAGGATAATCAGCGGTCGACGGTGGTTCAATGTCAGGTGCCTGCGTCAACACCGCATAACCGACTGAACCACCGCAGGGAAAGTATGTGTTCGGCGTGATGTTTATATTGCTTTCACCAATAGCATGTGCAAACAGTTTCCGAGGATCATTCACAACAACAGGATCGCCACGAACAAAACCTGTTTCCCCAAATGTATCCAGAACATCCGCATCAGCCTGACCAGTATCATTGAATTTGTTGATCAGTTTGAATCGAATGCGGGGTGTTCCTGTTCCACCCGTGCTGCAAAAATCAGTTACCCAAAATGCACCATTGGCGAACACCACATAACCAACATGCCCAACGTCAAGCGAATCAGGTTTACAATCGGCTGCAAAATTGATCGTCTGCGGAGTTCCTTTGAACACCCCATCATTCAACGTGAGAATTTTTGCCTGACCTGTTGCCGTGCCTGCATACGCAGATGTCAGTTGGTATTTCCAGAGTGGCTGAGTATCACCGAGACTAACAACCGCTTGTGATGTGTTTACCAGATTGAGTATTCGATACCCGCTGGTTGATCGCTTCATCTGAGTTGTGTCAGCAGGATCAGGGAATGCGTAATCACCTGCCAATGATTGATCGAGGTTTACAATCGCACCACCGTTATACGCGAACGGACCAATCTCATCGGTCAGCACGGGTCGTTCAGCGATAACAATTTGGTGACAGTCATCCGGCCAAACAACCGCAGACAATTCTAATATGTGCGATGGTGCGATCTCGTATACATCATCATCGACACCGAGATACGATGAAACACCTAACACCTCTGCGATGTCAATGTCACGATGTGCCTTGCATTGAACAACGGTTTTGTTGATTAGAGAAACAGAAGTGCCGGCCCCAGCATCCGTGCTGGGTAATCTCTCGATGACACGATTCCACAAATCAGCAGTCAATGGTTTTCCGGCTGACACTTTCAAGTTTGAATTGTCAGGGATATTTTGTTGAGCCATTGGTTTCAGGTGCAATCGTTATGGTGGTGGTGCTGGTGGTGCTTCACAGATTTTCATACTATCAAAATCCGCTTCCTCATAAACTTTCGCAACATATGCAGCACGCGGTGTTGATACTTTCAGATTCGTAGCAGCGTCCTGCGATTGCTTGAAACTGAACCAAATATAATCGTGACCATCTTTGGTAATCCCACCGATACCGCCGATGCTATAGGCAGTTACATTCGGACTGATTTCAAACGAGAAATTCAAAACCGGATCCTCGGAAACCAGATCACCAGTCGCACCCAAGAACAAAACCTCTCCCGCATCAAAACACAAAAACGTAGCATCATTAACCTTGCCGGTGCATTCATACAAAATTTGTGCGTAGTCACATGGAGTTGTCACATACGCTGCCGCAATCTTTGCTTTCACCGAGATTTTCATTGACGGGATTATCTTAGAAACGCCCATTGGGTTTCCGTCTGCATCAACATTGATTGACGTCCCAAAATCTGGTGCAACTTCACCGGGTGCATTGTAATCTGTTTGTGAATATGCGGCCTGCGTGTTAACTGTTCCGCCTGTTGTGTCAATTGAAATTGTGCAACCGCCAACTTCTGGCGTGTAATCATAGTTCGCGGTGAACTCCCACGCATCAGGACCACCTTCGGCATACAACGCCCAATCCATATTCTTTAGACCGAGACTGTCGTAGGAATACAAACCTATCGTTGCAGCAACACCAACAAACGCTGCACGGCAAACGATTGGATCTGAACTACCACGCACCAACCACCTACGCATTGCCGTATTGTTGTCAGCGGAGTCCATGCCGCTACGTCCAGACATTTCACGAATTGAAATGGTCACCGTTGGCGAAACTGTAACGTAAATGATATCAGCCATTTTCTATTCCTATGCGAACACCATGCCATTGTTCATGTTGAGTGTGTTCTTTGCAATGATGTCAGTATTCTTTACGGTTTTCTTCTGAGCTTGTAATTGTTGCTGCTGAATACTATTTGTTCCACCGGCCATTGCCTCAGCAGCGGCAATCGAAAATGTACCCCTTCCTGCTAGTCCTTTGGATGCTACTTCATCTTCACCCAACAAAGCATCATCATGTCTCTTTAGTTTGTCCATTTCAGCTTTGCGTTGGGCTTTGGCATCTTCTGCTGCTCGTGCCTTCTCGCTCATGTCCTTGCGTATTTCATCTCGTCTAGCTTTACGTGCCTTCTCTCGTTCCTCAATGTTACGTTGATTGTCTTGACGCCATCCCTCTGCACCCTCTTCCATCGCTTCACCAAAACTCGACATCCATTTCGCACCCGCAACCATGAAATCGCCGCCGCCCGTACTTCCAAACGCATCAACAGGCCCACCGATGGTGCGAACACCTGACATTTCACCAATCATTTCAGTCACGCTGTTGTAAACATCATTGTAGTAATCCTTGTAACCTTTCAAAATGTTTTGCAACCATTCACCTAACTGTTTCATGATAGCCCCTACGCCTTCTGCTGCGGCAGCAGTAGCGTCGACAAGGACGTTCATTGCTGTATCCCAGTAAGCACCTATGCTTGAAGTCAAGTCCAAGAACGTCCCTTCCAGACCATCCATTACTAACGCCCACGCACCTTCCAAATCACCTTGCGTCATCGCTTCCACGATGGCTGTGAATGCGTCACCCCACATATCCACCAGCGGTCCGAATCTTTCAATCACATAATCAATTGCTTTTGAGAAGAACCCAAAGTAGTGTTCAGCAGCGATACCAACCGCAGCCAAGGTAACAATGATTGCACCAAGCGGGCTGAGAATGAAACCTAGCAAACCGGCCATCGCTGATAGTGCTGCACCTATACCAATGAATGTGAAACCAAGTGCAGTAATCGCCGCACCAAAACCAATCACCGCCATAGCTACTGCCGCGACTGTCTTGATTACCGTTTTGTTTTCTCTGATGAACGATACAATATGCTTTGCCATGTGTGCAAACTTAGTTGCGATTTCGGCCAATGCTGGTGCAAGAGCAGCACCGACTTGTTGTTTGATTCCCTTCCATACACTAGCTACACGATTCATCGCATCTGTGTATGCTGCCGCTGCATCTGCATCTTCACCTGACATACCCCTTCCAAGATCGCGTGCTTCCTGACGAAGTTTATTGATACCTGCTGCACCATCCTCCAACATGGGCAGCATCAATCGTCCAGTCCTGCCAAATACCTTCTGTGCAATCGCACCACGCAAAGACATATCCTCAACACCTGATAGTGCCTCGGCTACTTTCATGAATTGTTCTTCGGGTGATAGCTTCGCCAAATCCGTGAACGACACTCCAATTTGTTCAAAGGCATCTGCCGGCATCTTTGATCCTTGGGCAGCGTCATAGATTGCAGACGACAAACCCTTGAACGACTTTTCAACATCATTGACACCTGCACCGCTTTGCTCTGCTGCAAACGCCAGTTCAGATAATGTTGATTTGGCTACACCAGTTCGTGCAGACATCTTGTGTATCTCATCACCCATCTTTGCGAAGTCTGATGTTGCTCTCAAAAGTGGCAACAGTACAGCAGCACCGGCAGCACCAATAGCAGCACCTCCGACAGCCAATGACTTGCCCATCGCTTTCATTTGTTTACCAGCAGCCTGCAACCCCTTCTTCATATTGGGTTTCAGTCCGAGTGAAACATATGCCTTGCCTGCTTCGACTGCCTTTGCCATATTCTCAACTCCAAGAATCTTTGAATGCTTCGTTCAGGTTTCCTGCTTTTAATTCAAACATCAATGCAGGTTTCATAAACGGTCGTGCTGCGATTGTAATTCTTCGTTTACGTTTCTTTGTTGCCTTCTCCGGCCTAGTTCTCTTTGTTCTAATCCACCTTCCCTCTTTGCTTTGTCCGAATTGAAGCCAGTGTTCTTGAATCGTGTACGATCCACCATGTTCAAGCGTAGCAGGAACCGTAGTTTGGTTTCGTGTGTTGTTACCAGTGCGTCTTTGGATGACAGGGCCAACAACTCCCGTTAGGTCGTTGTAATTATATTCAAACTTGATCGTCGATAATGCTTTGCGAGTGTGAACGTGTGGCGGCTTGCCCGGTTTTGATGGTTCCTTCTTTCGTTTCAATTCTTTTGTTGCGGCCCGTTTTGCAATAAACCTGAGAGAATCACGAACAGACCGAGCCGCGTACCTATGGGTCGCACGCTTCAACTTCTGCTGTTCCCATCTGATCCGTGATACTTCTGTTGTTACTGACTTCGCCAGCTTTGCCATTGCGGGATTCATTTCGTTTCAACTTTCTGTATTCTTCCTCAGGGTCATCGAAGTCTGGTTCATCAATTCGATATGGATTCAACTGAGATGGTTGTGGCGGTTTCTTAACGAAACAGGATAGAAAGTGTGCTGACAAAACAGACGTATGATCCCACTGCTCAACCCTACGACTAAGACAAACTGTTGTCAGTTCGTGAAACGTGAGAGGCATCCAATCTATTCCGAGGATACTTGCTGCGTGGAAGATTGCACACCACTGAGAGTCCGCTGCAATAGCTGCTCGAACTCTGGGGTCGCAAACTTCTGTCTCTCGACCCGAGTCCCGCTCAGAAACGCTTGCGTCAATTTCTGTAGCTTGATCTGGCTTAGGTCCGCGTAAAAAACAGACAGTTCCTCACAGAACGCATCTGACACTGAGTCTGCCAATCCTTCACCCATTAGGGCAGCATCGAATTTGTCTATGTCCAATCCGTATTCTGTTGCTTGATCTTTGACTAGCCACCAGACATACGTTACCCGGTCGAGCAAACTACCAAGTAACCTTGTCCAATCTTCTTCATTCAATAAATCAATATTGAATTTCGATCTAACAAACCGTGTGCTACCAAGAGTCATCTCGATAGTGTATTCATTGCCGTGCTTGTCCGCGAATTTGTGCGGCATTGATCAACCCCTGTTAGTTATTACGGTGGTGTAGTTCCTGTGAATGCAACCTTGTTCACTTGGACATTAGCTGAATCATAAGCATCTGCAAGTGACATTGGAATGCTAGACACTACAGGATCACCGCCGTTTGCTGTTTCTGCAAACTGCCCAAGAATGATAGGTGCTCTCCAACCGATCGAATCACCTGACAAGATAGTTCCGTTGAGATGTACCATATCAAGGATGTCACCATCCTCTGATGCGTCCTTCAGAAAGTCATAGACAGTATCGGCAGCACCAGATGTGGTTCGCCTGCGTACATATTCAAATGATCCGTTGAATGCCGAGTACCCCGGTATCTGAGATGTGTTTTGACTACCATGAAATTCAACATCAGCCAACGCCGGACCATCATTCACACTGATGTTCCTCGACCGAGGTATTTCCACCCATGTCGGTGAAGCATACGTTGCAGAGTTGTAGTAGAAAAATGTTTCCTTGCCTGAGTAGGCACCTCTGGAAAGATCAGTAGGCATAGTTAATCCTCATCGTGATAGTCGTAAAACTGTAAGCGGATAGTAGTGAACCAAATTCCGTTTTCATAATATGATGGAACATCAAACGAAACTTCTTGCGTCAATGATGTCAGTCTGTGTTCAGCTAACACACTTTGAGATAGTGGTGTTGCTGGTGTCCATAGTCCGATAACATCTTCTGCAAGCTGATCGTAAATATCACATGCTGCAACCTCTGCCTCTCTGTATGCAGATTTTGCATCGGTAGGATACCCGGTTTGGCTTGGCGACCTACCAAGTATCGAAACCTGTATGTCAAGCAATCTGCTTGACGGTCCCATATCAACTGTGATTGTTCGCTGGTCGATTTGAACAGCGACTATCGGTTGGTCCAAATCTTCTGGACGATAGTTAGCAACAACACACGTCTGAACGATTACTGTTGGTAACGCATTCGAGATAACTTGTGCCACAGCATCGCGTAGGGTGCTAGCTCGTGACATATGATCTACTCGTATGCAATCGGTAGAATGTTCGAAACCCATCTGACCACGACCAGAACGTACCGTTACTGGTTTGCAGCAGATCGTAAATGTATCCGTTGTAGCGGATAGCATCTCCACGGCTCGGCTCAACTAATGATCCTGCGATATTCAGTTTGTCAGGTTGAACAATGAAGTCAATCGACTTCATGCTTGAATACGTGTCATCCTGATTATCATCCTGCCAATTAGTTGAACCGAGAACAGCTTGCAAATCTATCTGTATGTTTCCACGCAAGTACGCAATATCAGTACCGGCACTTTGGAAGAGCCGTTCATTGTGTTGCTGTAGTCCTGCGATGAACATACCCATTAGACAACTGCTGTTTCTGTATTCAGTACAGCATCGGATGTGACGATCGGGATATTCATCGAACTCTGTGGGAATGGGGCAGGTGCCCCCGTTGGGTTCGTTGCCGTTCGGCTTGCCTGTAACTGCTGTAGACTTCTGCGATTCATGACCAACTGAGTTGGTGGTCGTGCTGCGGGGAAGTTAGCAATCGCACTACTGATCAGATCATCGGTCAACGAGTTGCTTCCTGCATCAATGTTACAGATGCGTCCAATCGAATAGATCGACCCAATTTGCAAACCGAGGTATGCACTAACAGGCGTCACATATGCGTTGAAGATACCAGTCGATGATCCATCCATCATTTGTTGATATGTGTCACCGATGCCAATGTCGCCATCGTTTCCAGTGATCAACGTAACATCAGTCAGTGCCGAAACACTACGGATGAGGAAAACACTCGACAACGCTGTTGATCCTCCTGCATCAACAACCATCGGATCAGCCGCACCATTAATAGTGGAAGCATCCGTCAAGCCGTCGAATCCATCTGAATCTGAGGTAGTACCGTAGATCAACTGTTGTTCAGCTTTGAAGAAACCTGCTTGCAATGCTCGCTGAGATTCTCTTGCAAGCCAAGCCTCTGCACCGTATCGGTATTCATCAGCGTACATCTGATCAACGTGGAACGAGCAGTCAAGCAATGCAAGATCAATCGAAACCTTCGTATCAGTTGAGTGACCTTGATCGCGTCCATCGTTGATCGACCGGAAACCAACAACAGGTGCGGCAGTTTCTTTGAGGTATTTATGCTGAGTGCCATTGGATGCGTAGTCAGACATAAGTGCGTTCAACAACGGAGCATCTTGAAGTAGATCAGAAATGCCGTCAACGTCTGATACGTTTTGATCGTTGATCGTAATTAGTTGTGACAGTGGTGCTGGGTTTTGAGCCATGATAATGTTTCCTGCGAGCGTAGCAAAGTTTCAAGGGGTAAGTAATTGAATCGAGTTCGTTAGTTGTTCTCTGATCCACGAATGTTAAACATAGATGCAAATGTTTTTGGAGTCTCTGAGGTTTCCGTTTCATCTGCTGTTGCAATAGGATCAGTTTCACCAATCTGCACTTGCGATAGTTTCTTTTGCAATTCAACAATCATTTCGTTGAGATGTTTGTTATCTGCTTTCAATTCTTCGCAATATCGTTCATACCCCACTTCGAGTGTGATTCCCTCTTGAAACCAAGAGGTGCCATTCTCAACACCGAACTCTTCTGTAAACTTGGCGTGGTCGGCAAGTAGTTCTTCTCTCGCAGTAACCGAAGGCAACTCGGTATTAGCAGCGTCCATAATTGACTCCGTTGACGTGTTCAATAATTCAAGTTTGTTTTCGTTTAACCAACGCTGGAAAAACGACCTTGCCCTATCTGGATCAATACCAAACAGAGACTGTGGTTTGTTTTCAGACTCGCTTGATGCGTAGTCCATGAATGCGAATGCTTCTGATGGTAATTCATTTCTGTGGAACATACCTTCTGGGTTGGCAGCAGGCTCATCCACGACATCTGCTGCACGTAATTTTCCAATTCGTGCATGTGGATATGAATTGATATTCATTGCATCAGGTGATGTAAACTCTCCATTCACACTATTCTCGAAAATGAACTCATCCTGCAATTGCTCGTCAGCCTCAAACACTATTGAAAGACCAGCAGCAGAAGGATCTTCGGTAGTTAGCAACATCACATATTCTGCAAGATCACCTTCTGGTGTTTTGTGTGCAGATTCAAAGAAATGCAAATCACCAACAACCTTGTCACCCCATCGTTTCATATTCTTGACTCGACCAAGAGCCCGGCCAAGTCCATCCGATGACATACCGGGATGAGTGAATCGTGCCTTGATGCCAGTATCAGCAGCCTGACCAGCCTCATTAACCTGATCTAGTGTTTCACTATCAATCCACATTCCATGCCCTAGTGCCTCGCCACCACTGATGACAGCTACGTTGTGGATAACACCTGATGAATAATCACCCTGATTCATTGAGATGTTTGGACGAACACCTTCTGAAATATCTGCTCTTTCAAGCCTGACATTTTTGGGTTGTATTTCAGTTGATACTTTATGTAGATGTGTTGTCGTCATCTTCATTCTCAATTAGTAACTCGGTATCGTCTGTTGCTGCCCACGCTGGAACAACACCCTTCTGTTCCGCATACTCTGCTGCTTTGGCAATCTCATCAATGTTGTCGAAGTAGTCTGTTCCAGTAGCTCGGCAAATTCGTTGCGGTGTATCTAATCCGCTTTTGATTGATTCGACTGCTCCCTTGATTTCTTTGCTTGGATCCCACCAAGGCATCCCGCGAGGTATCCAATCAAACTTCAAGTCTGCGATAGACATTCCATTTGGAATTTGCAATCGCTCTTTCAAGAGCCACTGCCTCATTTTCCAAATAGTGTAATCGTTCCTCATTTCAATCTGGTCGTCACGTTTGTCTTTACATGATCGCTCATAGTGAAGCCAAGCTGCCCTTGAGCCAAAGAAGTTTGTGTGACTCTCATCGTAGAATGAATAGGGAATATCAAGGCACTTAATAGCAACCTGAATTACAAGCTGAGTAAAGTTTTGAAACTCACCTGATGGTGTCTTTGATTCTATGACTTCAACCTTCTCGCCTGCATCCATATCCACGTATCTTGTATCGGACTTTACGAATGCTTCAAAACCTCTTGGTGCTTGAACGTGATCGTAGTCATCGTCTGCTGGTCCGCTACCATCTCGATGATCGTCAATCGCCAGAGGTGCTTCCTCAGCGTCACGATAGAATGCCAATGCGAACAGTTGACTTACTTTTGCTTTCAGTAAAGCGTAGTTGAAGTTTTCATACACATCACGCAATGGGTTGAGTCCAGCTACAAGAGGTGAGATGCCTCGTACTTGATCCTGAGCATAACGGTCAAAGAATCCATAGTGAATCACATTCTTTGATTGAACAGATCGAACAAAGTTAGTTCCTGTCAATCCATCTCTGGTGTATATTCCATATCGCATTGCTCGACCATATTGCGATACTTGCACCCCTGAAATCCAAGTAGCCTTTTCATTTACTTCTGGTGGATTCTTCAACAGATCAGCTTGCAATCCTTGTAGTCGTCCGTCTTGCATCTTGATCAAGCAAGTATCGCCATCCAATACTCGTCTCATTTCTGCTAGGCGAAACATTTTCTCGCGGCTAAACTTTCCAGCTATATCGAATCTCTGCCGCACAGAATCTTCGGCCATCAGTGTTTCAATCTGATCGTCTAATTCTTTTGAACCAGTACGTGCCTTGAAGTTGAATTGAGAAACATAGTCAAGGTGACGGCGAACCATCCAGCTTGCA